AACTCATGTCCACATTCTGGGCACATAGTTTCTATGAATTTTCTTTCTGTTCCTTTTTGAAATGTACTCCCGATGTTATCTGCTCCCTTTTCAATATCAGCATCAGTTACTTCTTTGTCCGATTGGCTAGGAAACATTACAGGTTTAAACTCTGTATTCTCAATTTTATTTTCCCACACACCTAAACCCCATTCATTTAGTTTATTCGACTTCCAGTCATTAGCTAAGATGTCCCAGTCCCATTCTCCAAAGCTTACATTATCTTTAATAATGAATTGCTCTATCTGTTCTTCTGTAAGGTTCTCTGCTCGTATAACTGGTATTTCTTTTAGCCCAATCTCTTTACAGGCTAGGTATCGCATATTGCCTCCTATAATGCCGCCTTCTGCATTTACAACTATCGGTCTTAGGTTTAACATTTCAGGGAAATCTTTAATACTATTGACTAGCTTTTTAAACTCTGCCTCTTTGATCGTTCTCGGGTTTGTAGGATTTGAAAAAACCTCTGTTATTTTTACTTTCTCAATCATGTCTTTATTTATTTATTTGTTCTTGTAATTTTTTCTCTAGCCTTTTGCACTTCTTTTCTAGGTAGTCGATCTTATTGATTTCGTCGTAATCTGAGTATGGCTCAAATACGAAAGATTTTTGTAACTGATCTAAAACAGGGTTCTGCTTTTTATAGTCATCATATTTCTTATAGCTGTGCATTACGTTTGCCATGTTTATCTTCTTGCCGTTACGATCATAAAACAAGACTATATTTTTCCATCTCATTTTTAGTTTGTCCCTTAGCAAGTAAGTTAGCAAAGCCCTAACCTCAACGACTCTTCGCTCTCGGTTATCTGTAAAGACATCGATCCCTGAAAGCTCAGAGATCTTATCTGCTATGTTTATTGGTTTTAAATTATTTACCATATTTCTTATATAAATCTGTTAAGTATCTTGTTTGATCTTTAGCGTTTGAATAGTGTTCTAAGTAATGTTTTTTGTTTATTTTTTCTATTATTTTGTAGTCTAAGCCGTTAAACTGATAGTCTAATGTTTTTAATATCCTGCTTATGTTTGCCGAATAAGAGTTAAACTTTTCGTTTTTATTGGTTGATAATACCTTAATGCAATTATATATCCTACAAGCCCTAGAAACGTCTGACTCAAATTCGTTTTGTTTTAGTCTAGTTAAAATATTGTTTTGTAAGCCTGATAATAATAGAGTTAAAATATTCGTTTTGCTAAATTTCTTTTTAGATTCAATATGCCAATCGTTACATATTTCTAAAGCCTCTATGCAATGTTTGTTTCCTGTAGCTGAGTTACGTTGAGCAAAATCGAATGCCGTCCATTTCTTACTTATTTGTAAGTCGTGTATGTTATCTTCTTTAAAATTAGATACAACATAATAGTCGATTGGTATTTCTAATTCTTTAGCTACTTGTAACCTGTGTTGACCGTCTATAATTCCGTGCTTATAGTTAACCATTATTGGTGTTTGTAGCCCGATTAATTCTACAGACTCTTTTATTCTTTTGACATTTTTAACGTCTAGGTGTCTGTTGCCAATAATTTTTGTAAATAGATTGTAATTTTTTGTTGATTTAATTTGTTGCTTGTTCATGTTTATTAATTTGTCCTAAGTTTTAGGAGGTTATAGCATTCCGAGTATTTCTCTTTTGCCTTACTTTTGTATTTCTCTTTAAATAGTTTATATAGTTTTTTTCTGTATTGAAACTCAGTCTCGCATTCTGCGTAATACTTTTCGCAAAACCTCTTGCCTTTACCTTTAAAGTAATTAACGTTATCTGCGGCATCCCCTGCGATCATCTGCTCGTAAAAATTATACATCGCCTGTTCTTCTGATATATCGTAGATCTCTTTATGCTTATAATGATAGTTATATAAGAGGCAAGGAAACTGTTTGTAATCTTTGTCGATGCTTACAATCATGACATTTGATCTGCCGATCTCTCCGCTTAGTTTTTTCCAATACTTAGCTACCATGTCATCTGTTTCTACGCCGTAACCGACTATGCTGTCGTATTGACTCTTAACGTAGTCGTGCATTTCAAATAATAATGGCGGTCGTTTGTATTCGCTTCGATTCTCTTTATACTTATTGCCGATAAAGTGCCTAAAATTGCCTCTAGATCCGTTAAACGTTATGACCTTTTCGATAGTGTACATCTCCTCTAGGGTGTTTACAATATTCATGTACTGTTCGTCAAATTTATTACGAGCTTCGCATAGATCTGTTTGATGGTAGTCATCTTCTGGCGTCTCTCTTTTCTTACAACAACTAGCATATACTAGACTGTCGGCGTCTACTAGCAAAATCATAAATCGTTTAGTTTTTCTAGAGTGCCTTCAAATAATGGTATCTCTTTTGTTTCTGTTTTATCCTCAGGATCTAGCTCTTTTAATTCGTCTTTTATTTTGTCTAAATACCACTCCTGCATTTTAGCGTTTTCCTTTACCACTTGGTTTATAATAAATGGTAGATCTTTAAATAGCTGATCGGTATTATAGACTAGCCATTTTGAATCGTCTAAATCGCCATACCCGATGTGCATTTCGCCGTCGGAGCAATATAAGTGATGCGTTTCATGTATATAAGTAAACTGGTTTTTCTCTGCTCTAGCTTCTAGCAAATCGCCTTCTAGCTCTGTGATCTTTTGTTGTAGTCGTTCTGTTGATGTCATCTGTCTGTTTTAATATTAATGTTTGCAAAGTTTCTTTGAGTCGTTTTTTTAATCTGATAGTTAATAATGATGTCAGTTATCTGCGGATCTTCGGCTCTTAGCTCTTCGATCGTTGTTTTTAATTGCATTAATTCTTTTGCTGTCATTATACCTCTTCTGTAAAAACCTCTTCTAGTTTAAAAATCCCGTTGTCTCCTGAGAACTGAATAGTTTTGCCGTCTGAGTAATTCTCTAATTTAATACTGCCGCCCTCCCAAAGCTCGATGTCTAGGTAAACTTCGTGGTGCTTGTCTTGTAACCAGTCCCACAATACTGATTCTAGATTTGATTGCTCTGTGTCGATAAGAACTAAAAAGCCTTGTCTGTCCTGAGATTGAAATAATGTTTTCATGTGTTCTGTTTTTAATTATACGCTAATATAATACAAAAAAGGTTACGATACAAAAAATTCAATAACTATTTTTTATTATTCCATATTACGTTTAGATCAGCTATCCATCTATTAATAAGTTTTGGGTTGCAAGTGCAGGGTTTATAAAACGAATGCTTTTGATATTCTGCGTGTAACTTGCATACCAAATCAAATTCGGCTCCGCTGATAACGTCCTTTGTTCCTTGTCGAAATACTGTCCATTTTTCATGATCTGCTTTTTTAAATTTTACCATCTTTTTATCTTTATGTTGTTTAGATCTTTTCTACGCTTGTCGCAGTTACATTTTGTGCCTTTAAATGCGTGATAGGTTTCTACTAAATATTTGATCCCTGTATATTTTGTTATGTAATAAATTATGTCTCCTAGTTTCATTTGAATTTTTTTAAAGTGTTTAACGGTATCTCATAGTAAGCTGATCCTTTGTTTCGTTTTATAGGGCATTTTACGACCTCCTTATGCTTTATAAATCCGACAATACTAACTACGTTCGGTTCTACAGTTTCGTTGTACTTAACGCCTATATATACATCCTTTGGTTTTCCTAGAACGGTGGCTACTTTTGGCATGATATGTTTAAAGTAATTTTTAGTAGCTGATTTTATTTCTACTTTTTTGGAATTAATAACCATATCGCAATCGTCGTATAAACCTGAGTCGTCTAATCCCTTGGCAGGTTTTTCTACATTGTAATTTTGCTCTAGCCATTTACCTGTTAGCATTTCACATACGACTCCTCGCCAAGCCTCGACGTCTGTATATCTATATTGACCTTCTTTTATTTGCTCAAAGGCTTTTATCTGGTCTCTTGCAAAGTCTTTATCTGTTTCTAATACGGGTATGTTTATCATAGCTTCTTTTTAAGCTTGTCCTTTACTTTCTTATATGTGAAATACAGAGCATAGTAACCGATATTTGATCGCCTTGAAAACTCTGCTATTTTTTCGCCTCCGTTAATTATCTCGAAGATCCGTCTGTCGTACCACTCCATTTTTTTAAGCTCGTCTGTGACCCGTTCGTATGCCTCAACATAGTTTACTTCATTGTAAGCGTAGTTATCATCGCCGTTCTCTTCTAAATGCTCATCTAGCGATATGATGTAAACGTTCTTGCCCTTTCTTTTTAGATCGACAAATAGTGTTTTAAGCGTTTTAAAAATATAATAGTAATTAATTTCGTCTTTAAACATGATGTCCAGAGTTCCCTTTTCGAGTTGTAACTGAATTTTAATGTACATCTCCTGAGTAATGTCTTCGGCTATTCTTTTTGTGCAGCCAAATGTCTGTACTATCTCGACCCACGTGTCGTGTTTTTTTGCTATTAAAATTAATTTTTCTCTAATCATATTTCTTTAGAGGATCGTAAATGTCGCCGACGATGACGGGCAATCCTATGTCATTAACTTGAAAACTAAATGTCTCGAAAGCGTAGCCTCTGCTCCTGCCGCAATTAACTGTGACCCAGTTTTTGTTGACGGTATTCGCTTCGAGTTGTATTACTGTCTCTGCCTTTTTTTCTAAAAAGCTCCCTAGATGACCAGTTCCTAATTTAGTAGATCCGAAGTTTTGATGGATGACGTTTATTATATGGCAATTATAATTCGCCGACCACTCCATGAGCTTCTGAACTACTGCGTTTGACTCTTCTAGATTATTGACGTCGCTAACTAGATCCGCTATGCCGTCTATTATAACCAGAGATGGCTTATCTATATTCCTAGATAGAAAATACTCTATAAACTCGATGCGTCGCTTATAACCGATCGCTCGTAATCCAAAGGTATGATATTTTTTATTATCTAAATTGTAGTCCATATCGTGTAATCGCTTGAATACCTTTTGACAATGCCATAGCCCTTGTTCGGTGTCGAAGTGTATTAAATGACCTTCGCCTCTGTGACCTTTTATGTCGCCTCCGTAAACGTTAGATCCGCTTAAATAAACTGATGCTAATAAGGATATAAAAAATGTCTTCTTTGTTTTAGGTGGAGCTGTAACGACTGATAAATTGCCGTAAGTTCCTAGTGGTATCGGTAACTCTTTGACTCCTTCCTTTGAATTTATTAATTTTGTCCCGTATGATAAAGCGACGGGTGGGTATTCTATTTTTTTTGATGTATCAACGTGGCAATCCTCTTGAATAACCTGCATTAATAACTCGTGTTCTGTTTCTTTCTCGGTCATTATAAAATGTAGATATAAAAAAGGGGATAAATTTTATACCCATCCCCTCTAATTAATAAAAAGGTGGTTTCTTAAAACGGTAAACCGTCGTCTTGCAATTTAACTGAATTAGAGTTTGCCGCCTGAGGAGCTTCGTCTTTTACAACTAATTGAATAATACCTTCTTTATCTACTTTTTGACCTTTGCCGTTATCGATCCAGACTACTGATCCGTTTCCTAGTGTTTTTCTTGGAATTTTAGCCTCTCTCTCTTCTTGTGTTTGATTGTCTGTAATCCATACGTTGTTTTTAAATCGAGTTTCGTCGTTTAAAATGATCGTAAAATTGTAATAGACTTTTCCATCTTTCTCTGCTTGAAATTTGTGGTTAGGTAAAGCCTTGATGTCGATACTTGCGTTAATAATTGCTCCCATGTTGTTATTGTTTTTTGATTGTTACTGGTTTTTTAAAATTGTCTGCCTCGTCCTCGCCGAATACGCCTAGCTCATAAAATCCTGTGAGCTTTAAAACGGCTCTGCTCATAGCTCTCTTTTCTGCCATTTCGGCTACGTACCAACTATTACAATTTCCGTCTTTGTAATTATCGCCTTTTAGTGCTGATCCGAATGTTTCTACTCTTGCGTCTTCTTTTGTTGCCGTAGCTCTCATGACTGAGAAATTGGGTGTACATTGAATAACCTCGTAATTAATATTGATCTTTTCAATCGCTTGGATTTTATCAATACCCTGTCGAGTAATAATAACGTAGTGCTGATGCTTGAATACGTCTTCTGCGGTTAAATCATACTTCTTGTATAATTCTACTAATTTGTCTCTGTTCATTTTACTGTCTGTTTATATTTAATATTTACGATTTCTTGGTTTAGATCCTCGACCTGATTCTGTAAGTCTAGAATTTTTTTAGTGAGCGAATTTACCTTGACTTCCTTCTCTAGTGTTTCGACTCTTTTCATTAAGGCTTTTATTCTCTCATCCTGATATTTAAGGATCTCGTTTTTTACCTCATGTGATACGTTATATTTTACATCCATTCTAGCGTCTCTTTAAATGCTTTTCTTTCTTGTAGCTCCTTGTATAATTGAAGTTGTGAGAAAGCGTCTCGATACATAGCTGCGTGAGCTAGTTTGATCTCTAATGTGATAATCTCTGATTTGATTTGATCTAATTGTGTTTCGTTTTTCATGTGTCTGTTTATTTAACTGTTATATAAAGTCTTTGAATAGTTCTAGATAATACTGTTACGACTGCCCCTTTATGTTTTTTCGTTGTCGTTCCGTCTTTCCAATTAATTTGATAAGTTGCTTGTGGTTTTTTCATGTGTTCTATTTATTATTGTTTCGTAAATATAATATAAAAAATTTAATAAAAACAAATTAAACGCAAAAAAAAAGAGTAGAAACCACTTCCACTCCTCTTTTATAATAAACAGAACCCTCAAATATAGGGTATTACGTTGTAACAACAAAACTTTTATAATGTTTTATCATGTCCTGTAATTCGACTGTAGATATTTTAACTGTTTTTTTAGCTTTTATATATAGATCGTTAGAAGTTCCTAAGCCATATTTAATGTCAAGGTTCTGACCAAACAAAAACTGCTCTCCATATTTAAACACATTACATCCTGCACATTGTACTTGGCAATTAGTTTCGTCCCATCTAGTTGAATAGTGTTTACGGCTTTGAAAGTGTCCGTTTTGTAAGCGTTTCCAGTGATCTCTTTTACCGCACGTAAAACAAGTGGCTATCTCATTAACCGCTTCTCTCTGTCTTATATATTGACTAAAAACTGAGTCTAATTGTTTTACAACTTTGCTTCTGGAAGGTTTTTTTGCCATGCATATTTATAGGTAAACAGATAAATGTACAATAATTTATTAGGTTATCCTAAAAAAAAGTAATAACTTTAAACTTTTTCTAAAATTCTTAGTAAATTTCTTTAAAAATATATAGTTAAAAGTAATATAAACGGCACCTTATGGAATCCTACTTGCCGATTGCTTTAAATTTCTCGACTCCTCTAGATCCGAAATAAGCTACATAAACCGTAATAAGAAGAGATTTAAGTAAATCGATCCACTCCTCAGAAACTCCGAAATCAATATTTAAAGAGTCTAGAACGATTAAGAAGACCATAGATACTGTAAGAAACAGTAAAGCTAAAGGTCTAGTGTTTTTAGACAAGAAAGAATCTGACTTCATGTCCGACTCCCAACGTTTAGAGATCTCTTGCATTTCAGCAATATCTATATCTAATAGCTTTAACGCCGTTTCTTTGTCGGCAGGAGTTAGTTTACTATCGCTAGTGATTAAGCCTCTTAAAACGCCTAAAAAACCGCTCTCTGGTAAAGCCACGCCTATAGTAGATCCTGCTTTAATCAAGAACTTTCCAACCTTAGTTTCTGAAAATTTCTTTTTAGGCATTATTTCTTATTGTTTTTATTTAACAGATACCATTTATGTACCGTATATCCTATGGTTACGCCGATCAATATGATCTTTAGTATGACGTCTATATTAGTCAATGATATTGTGAAAGTGCTTGCGTTAATAATTAAAGTTTGGTAGTCTGTTCTCATTTCTTGTCGATTTGTTGGAGCTTTTTAGCTGCCCAATTTATGCCTGACGTTCCGCCCCATCCTAACCAAGCTACATAACCTGCGTCTTTCCATGGAGTTTCCTTATTCTCAGCACCTACTTCTGCGTTTTTTTGATGTCTTTTAAATGCCGACATCCTAGCGATCGTCTCACGACTAATATTCTCTTTTTTGGCTAATTGGTTAGCTCTAGTCCATCCAATTTGTGTCATACCCTTTACCTCGTCTTTATGTTTATCTCTCCACCTTAGAACCTTTTTAGCATTATTACTAGCTGAGGCAGGATAGTCATTATAAGTTTCTAGGTTAATCATTTTTCCCTGAAAAGTTCTGTAACAAATAGCTATTGCTTGCGACTTATCATGGTATCTCATGACCTGAGGTACACACCTGATCATGAAATCGCTTTGTTTTTCTCCTATTTTCTTATTAGGTATTGGCATTCTGTCTTATTTAGCAGTTATCGCAATCAGCGAAAGTGTAATAAATGCCTTTTCTCTGAATTTTTAATACTTGTTTTCTGTTAGTCTTTTCGCTTTCATAAGAAACGTGTAGCCATCGAGGCTCTGAACCGTATTCCCATATTAACTGGTCAAAATCTAAGTTGTCTTTTATGTAGTGAAACATTTCAAGATTAGTTTTACCGCCCATAGATGTAATATCTATTGCGTTTCCAGTCATATGGCTCGACGTTTTAGAGCCTCCTAAGCCCGTATTTAATTTAAGAGACCTAAACATACTATTTACCTTAATCGGAGCGTCCACCCATTCTCTAAGAGGTTCAAAGACCTTCTCAGCCACCAGTTCCATGTTTTTAATATGTTCGGGTTTCGGTTTATTAGATATTCCATACGCTTTTGCGTAATCAGATCCTGTCGCTTCCTTGTAAGAAATATGTTTACTTATTCTCTTCATCTTTTTCTGGTATTAATTCGTATGAACCGTCCTTTAGATCTATGTTGATTTTACCATAAGCCTCCTCTAATTCCTTTTTAGATTTGTCTTGCTCAACCATTAGATCTGCGTACATATGATTTAAGCTGTGCTTCTGAGTTTCTAGTAATCCAAGATCATGTAAGATCGCTCCTTTTTTTTGCTCTTGCTCTTGTAATGATTTTAATTCTGCTTCTTTGATTTTTGACATTTTATTTAGTTTTTTAAGTTATAAATACAAATATACTAATTTTTACATTGACAGTTCTTTTCTAGCATCTCAACTTTAGCTGTTAGCTCTTGTATTGACTTAACCAATAAAGGAACTATTTTAGAATAATCAACTCCTTGCATTTCTTCTGCATCTTTTTCCCCACTTACTGCATCAGGTAAAACCTCTTGAAGTTCGTGAGCCATAACTCCGTAACTTCTGCTTTCATCTGTTTTCCATTTAAAGTCATAAACAGGTATTTTAGAAACTTTGTCAAGTCCATTAAAATCTTGTAAATCTTCTTTTAGTCTATAATCTGAAGTAGTGTTATAAGTAGTTGTTGTATTAGTATATGAAATGCTTCCTTTTTCAGCACTTTGATGAAGAAATTGCAAAACTGTAGACGAACCATTATCTTCTTTATGAAATTGTAATAATGCAGGAGCAGTATTGTTAGTGGTTGGAATTATTAGCAATTCAGCAGTTGTTGAATCGCCTATTTTTAAAGTTCCATTTTTAAATACTACGTTACCTACTGAATCAATAACCATTCCCTCGATTAAAGAACCTGAACCTGCACCCCTTGTGTAGAATCTTAAATCGCCACCCCAAGAACCTACTGTATTAGAAGTTATAAACGCTGATAAATTTCCAACTCCCGCAGAAGCTTGCCAACCAATACCATTCCTACGAACATCTGATGCGTAGTCTGTTGCTGCTGTACCTGTTGTAAACGCTAAATGACCATTAATAACTGTTTTTTGATAAGGACTATCCGTCCCGATACCTACGTTGCCTGTGATGTCTTGGAATACTATAACATCTTTAGCTTCTGATGAATTTCTTATTGAAAACCCTCCGTTTGAAACACCTGTTATTCCTTGACCTATAATATAAGTTTCGTTATTA